CCAGAAAAGGTATTTGCAATAAAAGATAGTGAGAATACGTTTAAAGTTTCAGTTACCCAAGCCGGAACAGCGGTGACTTTCTCCAATAAAACTGGAATTGGATTAACACATGCATTTGAAGTTGATGAAGATCTTGCACTTACAAGAGCAATCATCACAATTGACAATATAATTCAAAGTCCTATTGCAAGGAAAGTAGTTTCTGTTGGACTTGCTGCTGCGGTTGGAATTGGTTCGACTGAAATCTTTATGAATGATATTTCTAAGATTGAAGGAAATTCATTACTCAAGAGTGGAGATGAAATTATAAAAGTTTCTTCTGTTGGTATTGGATCCACCAATTCAGTTCAGGTAATTCGTGGTGCTATGGGAACAGTTGCTACAGCACATACAGTCGGTGCAGGATTATCTGTTGTCTCTGGAGACTACAGAATTTCTGGAGGAAATATCCACTTCAAAGATGCTCCATATGGATTAACTGGAATTGGAACATTAGGAACAAGATCATCATTTGCGGGAAGAATCTTCTATAGATTGAATTACGATAATAATAAAATTATTGATGATATTTCTGAACAATTTGATGGATCTGCGGATAAATTTGATCTGACAACGAACGGTGCAACTCTTTCTGGAATCAATACTAGTTTTGGTGCAGTTTTAGTTAATAATATTTTCCAAAGACCATTCTATGGTGAGGTTGGATCTATTTTACAATCCGATTATCAAATTGTTGGAACTGGGCAAACTATTGATTTTACTGGTTCTACCTCTAGAGATTTACCTCGTGGAGGTGTAATAAATGAGTTTACAGTTGGTCTTGGAACTGGATATCAGCAACCTCAAGCAGCAGTTGCAGCAGCAACTGTTTCTGGGGGAGGAGCAATCACTGGAGTTTCTATTGTTGGTCTAGGAACAGGATCTGGTTATCTATCACCACCAAGAGTTTCTATTGCGGATACTTTGGGAGTTGGAGCAGGAGCATCTGTTACTGCAACTATATCTAATGGATCAATTACCGGATTTACAGTGGTACAGGGAGGAACTGGTTATACTGCAGCAAGCACGGTTGTTAGTATTGATCCTCCAGCACCATACAAGAATCTTACTCTTGTGGGCGGAAATGGATCAGGAGCTAAACTTGATGTTGTCGTTGGAACAGGTGGAAGCATTACACAATTCAGTATGTCTGATCGTGGAATCGGATATGAAGTAAATGATGTTCTTTCTTTATCAGGTTTACCTTTTGTAGGTTCTGGTACAACTTCAAACTTACAAGTTACTGTTAGGAGTAGATATCAAAATAAATTCTCCGGATGGACTTTTGGTCAACTGCAAGAGTTGGATGACTTTAGTTCAGAATTTACTGGATTTAGAAGAGAGTTCTTCTTAACTAGAACTACTGCATCGGGTAAAGAGTTTTATAGTGTTGTTGCTGGTGATGGTTCTGGAGTTATACTTCAGAACAACATGTTAGTGTTCCTGAATGATGTTTTACAGAAACCAGGAATTGATTATGTCTTTACTGGAGGAACTAAGTTTACATTTAAAGATGCACCACAACCTGGAAGTAAGTTTAAACTTTATTTCTATGTTGGATCTGATGGTGACTTTAGACAGGAAGATATTGATCAAACAGTTAAAATTGGTGATCAACTTAGACTTCAAAAGTATGAAACAGTTTTTGAACAAGATAATAGAACCATTTACCAATTACTTTCTGCTGATAGTGTAGAAACTGAAATTTATGGTGGAGTTGGTATTTCAACTGACACTGGATTTATTAGACCTGTTCTTTGGAGAAAGCAAACTTCTGATTTAATTATTAACGGACTACCAGTTTCTAAAGTAAGAAATTACTTAGAACCTGCCATATATCCAAATACCAATATTATTGCATCTGTTGGAGCTAATGATAACAAGTTTTATGTTAAAGATGCTTGGTCTTTTGGTAAAATTGATGACCTTGGTGAGACTTTAAAAGATGTAAGAATTGTTGGACTTGGAACTACTGTTGTAACTGAAACATTTACTGGAGTCACTTATTCTGGTGATTATGGTGTAATCACCGGTATTGCTACAGCAAATACAGGAATCAACACCACATCACCCATGTTGGTAATTGATGTTGCTGCTCATCCAAATATTTTCAATGAAACTGCTACACCTGGTAAAATTACTAGATCTGGAATTAGTGCTGGAGACTACTTTGTTCTCGAAAAAACAATCATTGGAAGTGGAGTAACATCTATTATTGAACATGTAGATTCTGTTGTAGCAGTTGGTAATGAATTTATAGATAATGTATTTTACGCAAATCAAGTTGTTTCTATTGGTAGTTCTTCGGTTAGAATTTCTGCAAATGTCAAATCAGTGAGTGGAATAGTCACTGCACAATTACCTGCAAATATAAATGATTATGGTTGTTTTACTTGGGGATCTATTAGCACCCCCAACAGAAACGTTGGAACAGGTAAGAGTTTCGAGTTCTTTAACCAAAATGGACTATCAGGAATCGAAACCTCTGCATATGTAAGACGAACCACTCAATTCAGATTATCTTACTAATCTGGTATAAATAATCAAAAAATCACCTCTGGACATGCCAGCCATAATTACTGATCAATTTAGAATATTGAATGCCGAAACTTTTGTAAAAAGTTTTGTAGGTATTGGAACAACTTCTAATACGTATTATACGTTTTTGGGTCATCCCAATCCAACTAATAATAATGTAGAAAACTACGGTTCTCTAGATTGGTCAACGGCACCACCTGCCCCTAAAGATTCATTCCAACAGGAAAATCTTTATCATGACAGTATGATGTTCATGAAAAAGGTTAACTCCACCGATGTAGCAAGAGTTATCCCTAGACATAATTGGACTTCGGGATCAACATTTGACATGTATAAGGGTAATGTAGATATTAACAATGCATCTTTGATAACTAAGGCAAAATCATTATATGAAGCAAAATATATTGTAGTAAATTCTGAGTTTAAAGTATATCTTTGTACAAATAATGGTGCAAATCCAGATCAAGTAAACGGAGTCAAATCACTATACGAACCAAATTTTGTCGCAACTACACCTCAGCAAGCTGGAGCAG